GACCATTTATAACTTACGTATTTTTCTTAACATTTATAGGTGTTAAAATTACATTAGTATGGGATACCATTAGTAAAGGTGGAGATTTAAATGCAACCCTTGATGTTATATGGGATGAACAAACAGAAGCATTATTTGCAGCTATCATTAGTTTTTGGTTTGGTTCTCGCGCAATGCCTAAAATAAAACAACTTAACAAATAAAAAATATTATGAGAATATCAAAGAATTTTTCTCTATCAGAAATGGTAAAGAGTGCAACTGCTGTACGGTTGAACGTAGATAATTCGCCCAATTCAGTACATCTTGTAAATTTAACACATCTTGCAATACATATTTTGCAACCGGTTAGAGACCAGTTTGGTGTTATTACAATTAATTCTGGCTATAGAAGCCCCACACTAAATGCAAAGGTCGGCGGATCAAAAACCAGCCAGCATTGTAATGGACAGGCTGCAGATTTTGAAAGTTTTTCAACACCAAATCCAGACTTAGCTAAATGGATTTCTAAGAATCTAGAATTTGATCAACTCATTTTAGAGTTTTATGATGGTGTTGATCCGAATAGTGGATGGGTACATTGTAGTTACAATTTGATGGACAATCGTAAGAAAATACTTACTGCACTTAAAACAAAAAGTGGCGTGGTATATAAGAATGGATTCGTATCTAAATAAAATACAAGAACTTGGAATTAAATGTTATCTCCAAGTCCTATTTACTGTTGGTGCTTTTATGGGGCGTTCATGGGTTGACAAACACATAAAAGTGTGTTATAATAGATTAGATGAAATTAATAGTGATTATGATAAACAAACCCGAACCAACTGGTATCCTAAAAAATAAATGTCCAAATTTTATACTAGTGTAGTATGTCTTGGTGATTACATTTTTGAGAGGGGAATCGAAGACGGAATTCCCTTTGATGAAAAACATGAATTCAAACCTACCTTATACATTCCTACCACAACTAAAACAGATTGGAAAACCTTAGAGGGTAATTCAGTCGGACCTGTCCAATGGGGTTCTATCAAAGAAACCCGTGCAGCAATGAAGAAGTATGAAAATGTAGATAATATGAAAATCTACGGTCATACTAATTATAATTATTCTTTTATTGCAGAAAAGTATCCCGAAATTATCGATTACAATTTTGAACATATCAAGATAATGTTTCTTGACATTGAAGTTGGTTCAGAGCATGGATTTCCAAATCCAGAAAGTGCTCAAGAAGAAGTTACAGCAATTACCGTCAAGATAGGTGATGATATTCAAGTATGGGGTTGTTCTGAATTTAAGAATGGTCAAGAAAATATTACATACAATAAATGTGGTGATGAACGACAATTATTAGAACAGTTTGTGATGTATTGGCAACAGAATTATCCTCATGTAATTACTGGTTGGAATACCAAAACATTTGATACTCCATATTTGGTCAATCGAATTCGTAATATTTTAAGTGAAAAATGGGTCAAGAAACTCTCGCCGTGGGGATTTGTCAAAGAACAAAAGATTTTCGGTATGGGAGGCAGAGAAGTTCAGACATATGAAATATATGGTGTGTCTGAAATTGATTACATGGATGCCTACAAGAAATTCACTTATACTAATCAAGAGTCTTATCGTTTAGACCACATTGCCTATGTTGAATTAGGAGAAACTAAACTTGATTACTCCGAAGTAAATACATTACATGAATTGTATAGGACGGATTATCAAAAATTTATTGAATACAATATTCAAGATGTAATGTTGGTTAGTCGGCTTGAAAAGAAGATGAAACTTTTAGAGATGATTATTTCTCTGGCATATTTGTCAAAGTGTAATTATACAGATGTATTTGCACAGACAAGAATGTGGGATTGTATTATCTACAATCATCTTTTGAGAGAAAAGGTCGTAATTCCACAAAAGAAAAAATACATTAAAGGTGATATGTATGAAGGTGCTTATGTCAAAGCACCACAAAAAGGTAGACATAATTGGATAGTTAGTTTTGATTTAAATAGTCTATATCCGCATTTGATTATGCAGTACAATATTTCTCCAGAAACTATTCTTGGTAAGTGGGAAGATGAAATTGGTGTAGATGGGTTATTGAACAAAGAATTTGATACTTCAATTTGGAAAGAAAAGAATATAACAGTTACACCGAATGGTTCAGTTTATCGTAGAGATAAACAGGGGTTTCTTCCTAAATTAATGGAAAAGATGTATACCGATAGAGTTAAGTACAAAAAGAAGATGTTGACAGAACAGAAAAAAGGAAGAAACGCCGATCCTAATAAATTATCACAGTATTACAATTATCAACAAAATCTAAAGATTGCACTCAATTCTGCATATGGTGCACTTGGTAATCAATGGTTTCGTTATTATGATGAACGAAATGCTGAAGCCGTTTCTGTTGCTGGTCAATTATCTGTTCAATGGGCAGAAAATGCGGTGAATAAGTACTTAAACACTACATTATCTACAGGGAATAAAGATTATATTGTTGCTATGGATACTGATTCTTTATATGTTTGTCTTGATAGTCTTGTTACTAAAGTTGGTCTTACCGATAATGAAAAAATTATTAACTTCTTGGACAAAGCCTGTAGTAGAATCGAAGGAGTAATTGAAAAAAGTTATAATGAATTAGCCGAATATGTAAATGCCTATCAACAAAAGATGAAGATGACGCGAGAAGTCATTGCTGATACCGGTATTTGGACAGCGAAGAAACATTATATTCTGAACGTTCATGATTCTGAGGGAGTTCGATATGAAGATCCCAAATTAAAAATTGTGGGCATTGAAGCTATTAAGAGTTCTACACCACAAGCATGTAGAGATTCTTTGAAAGAAATTTTCAACATTATTATTTCAGGTACAGAAGATGATGTGATTGGTTATATTGAAGAATTCAAAACAAAGTTTTTTAAATTAAATATGGAAAATGTGGCATTTCCACGATCTGTTAATGGACTAAAAAAATATAAAGATTCCTCTACAATTTATAAAAAATCTACGCCAATTCATGTTAAGGGTTCATTGATCTATAATCACATGCTCAAATCCAAGAAACTAACAAAGAAATATCCTATTATAAACGAAGGAGAAAAGGTCAAATTTGCTTATCTTAAAGACCCAAATCCGGCAGGTGACAAAGTAATTTCTATATTAAATAGTTTACCAAAAGAGTTTGAATTGGAAAAATATATAGATTATGATACACAATTTGAAAAGGCATTCGTTGAACCATTGAAAGGTGTATTGAATGTTATTGGATGGGATACTGAACGGCGAGCAAGTTTAGATGAGTTTTTCGTATGAATATCTGGGTAGAGTACTGGAAAAAAGAAGAGAAATCAAAAAATACTCATGCCCAAATACGAGAATTAGCTAAATGGATAGAACCTGATCCAAAAGATGTACATAAAAGATTTTGTCAAAGTCGAGAAGATGCAAATAGATATGCAGAAAGTTTGCAGGAACAAGGTTATTACGTAAGAATAAAAGAAGATGGAAGCAGGTGAATATGACTGAAATAGATTTTAGAAATTGGTTAACTGAAGATCTTGAAGATCTAGCAGATCAATTAACAAAAGACAGGATAAGAGCTGAAACTTATAGTGAAAGAGCAGAATTAAACAAAAGTATAGGTGCAATTAGAAGAGAATTAGAATTAAGGAAAAAAAATGAGTGAATATTTTGATAATTTATTAAAGGCGACAGGTAATGAATATGGGTCAAAAGTTTCGGATGGAATCGAAGCGGGTGATGTATCTACATATGTAGATACGGGTAGTTATATTCTTAATGCATTAATTTCAGGAGATATTTATGGAGGAATCCCTTCTAATAAAATTACAGCTTTGGCAGGAGAAACTGCTACAGGAAAGACCTTTTTTGTCTTGGGCATTGTCAAACAGTTTCTTGCAGATAATCCTAGCGGTGGTGTTTTGTATTTTGAGTCTGAATCTGCTCTCACTAAGCAGATGATTATAGATAGGGGAATTGATCCTGATCGGATGATAATTCTCCCTGTCACCACGATTCAAGAATTCACACATCAAGCATTAAAAGTAGTTGAAAGTCATTCAGAGGGTCAGGAAGAACGCCCATTGTTGATGTGTTTAGATTCTCTTGGTATGCTATCTACTACCAAAGAAGTTACTGATATTTCTGATGGTAAAGAAACCAAAGACATGACAAGAGCACAATTAGTCAAAGGTGCTTTTAGAGTCTTGACATTGAAACTAGGTAAGGCAGGTATTCCACTCTTAGTTACCAATCATACATACAAACAGATGGGTACAATGTTTCCAACTGATGTAATGGGTGGCGGTAGTGGTTTACAGTATGCCGCTTCAACTATTATATTCCTTTCCAAGAGAAAAGAAAAAGAAGGAACTGATGTTGTAGGAAATGTAATTCATTGTAAAAATTTCAAATCTCGATTGACTAAGGAGAACAAAAAAATTGATGTTCTCTTACGATATGATCAAGGTTTGAATAGGTATTACGGGCTTATAGAATTAGCAGAAGACGCCGGAATCTTTACCAAAGTATCTACAAGATATGAGATGCCTGATGGTTCTAAAGTCTTTGGAAAGGCAATTCTAAATGAGCCCGAAAAGTATTTTACACCAGAAATCCTTGATAAGTTAAATGATCATGCCAAGAAAGTTTTTCTTTATGGTGGATTTGATGAAGAAACAGTTGAGGCAGAATGAGTTATACATTTTTTGAAACACCAGGAAAACCATATCAAGAATGTACAAATCCAAATGATCCAGAAGATAAATCATTATGTCTTATTGTTCAAGATGGTTCAAAATTCGATGGTGCTATAGTTAGATATACAACATTTAAATTAGTAGAGCAAGAATTAACAGGTGATAATATAGCTTGTCAATATGAATATGAAATTGAAGTGCCCCCACATGATATAAAACAAAAAATTACAGATGGAGAAGGTAAAGAATTTGAAAAAAAATTGGGAAAATGGGTAATAGAAATCTTACAAAAACAAATGGACAAATATGCAGCAAAGAGTAGAAGCACTGATACTGAAAAATCTAATACATAATGAAGAATATTCGAGAAAAGTTTTACCATTTCTCAATAAAGAATATTTCATGGAACATACAGATAAATTGCTGTATGAACAAGTAAATACATTTATTAATAAATACAATAATTTACCTACCAAAGAAGCATTAATTATTGAATTAGATGATACGCCACTAAAGGAAGAAGAATTTGAAAACGTAACAGGATTATTAGACTATCTGGAAGGACAAAACGATGAGAAACCGGACATTCAGTGGCTATTGGAAACAACAGAGAAATTCTGTCAGGACAAAGCAATCTACAATGCCGTTGTTAATTCAATCAAAATCTTGGACGAGCCCGATAAAACAAAGTCTAATAAAGGTGTTATACCTGAGCTTCTTACTGATGCTTTGTCTATTTCTTTTGACCCTCACATTGGGCATGATTATCTTCTTGATTCTGATGATCGGTTTGATTTTTATCACAAAATTGAAAAGAAAATTCCTTTTGACTTGGAATTCTTCAATAAGGTAACAGGAGGTGGTCTATCTTCTAAAACGTTGAATATTGCAATGGCCGGAACAGGTGTCGGTAAATCATTGTTTATGTGTCATTTTTCTTCTAATTGTATATCACAAGGACATAATGTTTTGTATATTACTTTGGAAATGGCAGAGGAACGAATTGCGGAAAGAATTGATGCAAATTTGTTGAATATTAAACTAGATGATTTGAAAAGTCTTCCAAAATCAATGTATGATAAGAAAATGGAAGATTTGAAGAATAAAATTAAAGGTAGATTGATTGTAAAAGAATATCCTACGGCAGCAGCTAGTACAAATCATTTTAGGTCATTATTGAATGAATTGAATCTCAAGAGAAATTTTAAACCAGATATTATTTTTGTTGATTATATTAATATATGTTCTTCAGCCAGGATTAAACCCGGCCAATATGTAAATTCGTACAGTTATGTCAAGTCAATTGCAGAAGAACTTAGAGGTTTGGCAGTAGAATTTAAAGTACCAATCATGTCAGCAACACAAACAAATAGACAGGGATTTCAAAATACTGACGTAGGATTAGAAGATACAAGTGAAAGTTTTGGACTTCCAGCAACTGCTGACTTTATGTTTGCTATTATTAGTAATGAAAACTTAGAAGAAGCGGGACAAATATTGGTTAAACAGTTGAAGAATCGTTATGGTGATCCAACAATCAATAAGAAATTTTTAGTTGGAGTTGATAGAGCAAAAATGAAACTTATTGATTTGGGTGATAAATCTCAATCTGATTTAGTGGATACTGGTAAAGTAGAAGAAAAAGATGATACACCTTCTTTTGATAAAGCAACTAAAGGTCGAATGACAAATAAGAAAGACTTTGGGGAGTTTAAGTTTGAATGATGATAAAGTTGTAAATCTAGAAGAATATAGGAAAGAAAAAAACAAAGGAACTCCTATCTCCACTCTCAAGGCATTCTTGCCAGATGAGTATTACATTTTCCCTGAAATGGGGTTAATGATCCATGTCCTATTTACTACGGACAAAAGCATACATTATGATGAAGAATCGGTCTATGTGATGGAAGACCAATACGGCAATTTCTTTGCCGATGTGGTCGAAGAAGATACTTGTGCCGGATGGCATGCACTTCATAAGGAC